CAAGGGATGACCTCTTACTGGAACACTCGGTCTACAAAGCAGCGCACCCCGGGGATCGCTTACTGAGGAAGTTGTTGGAACAACAGCTCAACTTGAGGGGTCGTACCTCCTGCGGTATCAAGTACAGCAGGGATGGTTGTCGAGCCTCCGGTGATTATAACACCGGGATGGGTAACACCATCATCATGTTGGCAGCTGTGCGTGCAGCCCTGGAGCTCTACCAGGAGGACACAGGTTCCCTTGTCTACGACCTTTTGGCCGATGGAGACAACTGCCTCATCTTTGTTGAAGGTAAGCGGGCCACGGCTCTACACAGGGACTTCAGGCACTATGTGACAAGAGTTAGTGCTCAGGAGCTAGTTGTAGAGAGACCAGTCACCATGCTTGAACACGTTGTGTTTGGGCAATCCCACCCCTGTTGGGACGGTGAGGCTTACAAGATGGTTCGGGACTACCGTAAAGTGTTGTCCAATGCCTTTTGTGGTTATAGGCACTTTAACCACCCTCGGCATGGATGGCGGGTCCTTAAGGCCATTTGTGAGTGCGAGCTGTACCTGGCCCAGGGTGTCCCCATCATGCAGGCCTACTTCGTGAGAGCGTTGGAACTTCTACAACATGTGAGTGACCTTAGGGACCCGAGCATGTTTGTAGAGGGGTACCATCATTTGGCCGTCAAAGCTGCGGGGGGCTGGAACATGTTGCGCAAGGTGCGACCTCGGCAGGTTACGACCGAGGCCAGAAACTCCTTCGCTGAGGCATTTGGCACAAGTCTGGTAGAGCAACGGCGATTGGAGGAGATCTTACCCGCACAGATAGATTTTGGGATGGGGCCCTGGGAAACGTTCCATGTCTATGATGTGCCTGAGCCGGAGATCTTGCCAACTGTTGATGCGAACTACTGGTCCACTAGGGGTTAGAGCCCCGTGGATCGCCAAGGTCCCATAGAGTCTGCGGCGGTATGGGAAGTCACCTGGGGAACCCATCGGACTTCGGCGTGTACCATAGTTGTCATACCCGAAAGGGGAAGTGGTGAGTAGTGACACCATGAGACTGGGGGAAACCGGCGGCCAACACGTAGTGGTGGGCACGGCGGCCTCTGTACACGGTGACGGTGGGAGCTATGAGGGCCCGCAGGGAGCGAGGATCGGCAGGCGAACCGAGGCCGTCTCTGTGGTGCGCGGTAAAGGGCAGGCGAAGATGAGACGAAGGGAGGGGGCACGTACCCTAGCTGAAAGCCTTAAGAGCGGCGTGGTGGCCG